TTCTCCTCGGTCTTCTCCTCGGTCTTCTCCTCGGTCTTCTCCTCGGTCTTCTCCTTTGCGAATGCCGAGTCGAGAATAGCGTGGATTGCTCCCATGGCTTTGGAGTACTCGTCGAGCTTGGCGTTCAGCTCGGTCTGTTTCTTGTTCAGCTCTTCGAGTTCGGCTTTCACGGAATCGATCTGCTTGCTCAGAACCTGAGCTTGGCGCTTCTTGATTTCCACGTCCTTGTCCGGCATCTCCTTGCCGTAACGTGCCATGAACTTCTCCAGCCGGTCGTTCAGGTCTTCGGGGACCCGGGTGAAGTACGAAAGAGCATCCTTGTTGAATGCGATGTGGTACAAGCAAAGCTCCTCCGTGATGTTTCTCGGAGTGAGGATCTTGCTGAACTCTTTGTTGATTGGGTCGTGGAGCAGAGTACCTGCTCGGAGTTCGTAATCTGGGTGTGCTACGTTTTTCATCTGTTGTTCTGTTATTCGTCTTAGTGCTAAGTCGGCTTCGATCAGGCAGAAGCCGCATCGGGAAACCGACTTATTCAAAAAGTACCGAGAAAGTTCATCTACTTCTCGATGGAGAGCGGGATTCTTTTCCAATTCCAATGTATGGGCCCGATAGGCTTCGCCTTTCAGGGACCCATACTTGGATTGGTAAGCTCTCAGTCTTTCGAGCATGTCAGTCATGAGTGCTACGATTTCGGGGCGCCTACGTAGGTATCCAGGATGATGACATACTCGCCGTTAATGTACGTCTTCTGGATGTTAGCATCGGCAACCTTAGCACCCCACTGAGTCGCTGTCTGGGCGGGTGAGTTGTTGGTGTAGTACAGTTTGGGCGGATTAGCTGCGGCTCCCGTAGTCCCGTCGGTGAAGATGTAGTTTGCCGGAAGTCCTGAACCGGGGAATGCAGTCAACACATTCGGGGACGAAGGAGCTGCGGGCATGTTCACTTCGGTGAGTGCCTGACAGCTGTCCCGAGTCAGTGTGATGGGAACCATGTTTCCGACAGACTCGTCAGTGTCGCTCATGAACTGCATCATGCCCTTTACCGTACACCCGGTGCTGCCTCCGGCAAGGAGCCCTTCGACCATGAGGTCTGTGGTCTTCTCGTCCGTGTTGAAGAGGCTCATCGGGAGCGAACCTTCCTGAGCGATGGTACCGTTGGCCAGAGTTACCTGGTAAGCGACGCCGTCGGTCATTTCGGTAGTGACAGTGATTTCGGTTAGCTCCAGACCCGAGTCCCAGCCATACACCTCGTACTTGGTGTCCCCGTTGTCTCCGGTGTCGTTGTTCTCGACGATAGCGATGACGCGGGCATTGGTCAGGCCGTTTACGAACTTCTTGGCTGCTTCCGACTTCTTGAAGATTCGGACGACCACGTTGTGCTGGTGGGTCTTGAGATACGTGCCAGCATTGATGGTGTCCGAGCCAACTGTTGCGTTGGGCAGCGAGTCGACTTCGTAACCAGTGGCACCGGCCTTGAGGATGAGCGAAGAGATAACGTTGTCAGTTACAACAGACTTCGACTTGTCGACGTCCGAGTAGCTGAGGAGAATCACCCTGGCGGTGGTGCCGGCGATTGCCGGCTTACCACACACCTGGTTGGTGAATCCTGTTTTGATTTTAGAACAATCAAGTCCTGCCATTTTCTTAGATTTTTGAGGATTAGATACCTACCGAGAACAGATCCGGGTTAGTGAGCTTGGCATCCGCCCGACCCATGAGTTCTACGTAGACTACGCGGTCTTTGTACTCGTACCAGATCCGCATCTTCTCGAAGCTGTCGATTGCATCAACACCTATGCCGAGCACGCTCTTTGAGGTGAAGAGAATTCGATGGGGGTTGTTGAGCTTCGTGCCAGTGTCTTCCGACGTAGCGATGATCTTGTCCCAGATGGGCATTGCGATGACAGGGATGCCATTGAAGCTGAGAGCCTCCATGCCATTCAGCAGAGCTAAGCGAGCCGACTCGAGGCAGCAAGCGTCCATAAGAGACTGCTGATAGGCATCGTAGACAGACTGGGTAACGAGGATAAATTTGTCAGACTGCTGACGGAGCAGAAGCGGGGCACTGAACACGACCGACTGGATATATTCCTTTGCCTTGGCCGGAGTAAGTTTCTGAGCTGCATAAGATGCCCCGGCATTTTCCGTAATTGTTGCTCCGCGCTGGGACGGATTGGCTGTAGCCTGTGTGGTAATCTGTTTCCAGAAACCGTTGATGATGGTGAAGAATTTCAGGTCGAGCTCATCCGTAATGATACCGCTGTCGGTAACGTTCTTGGCGTCTTTGTCGTTGAACCAGAACAGGCGGTACCAGAAGTCCATAATGGAGCGCTCAAGAACCTCGATGACGATGTTCATGTAGTCCGTGTCCGTGAAGTCCGGAATGTCGACGCCGGTGCGGAGAGAGTAGATAGTTGCCGACTGCTGAAGGTCAGTGTAACACTGGGACAGGAGGATCTCCCAGGTGCCGGGTTCCCATTTCAGCTTGCGGGTGTTGATGTTCCACGGCTGAGGAGTCGGGTTACACCCGGTGTTGACCACGCCGACCATGCCACCCTCACCGATGTAACCCACCTCGGTGTTAGTGATGATGTCGGGGAAGACTGTGTGAATGGAGTTGATGTCAGGACCCTGAATGGTGTCCTCCATAATCATCTCCGAGATTGCCTGAATGACACGTCCACAAAAAGTGAACTTATCCATGTCAAGAAATCCGCCATTTTTAGCTGACATAGTTCTTAAAGTTTTTGAGTTTGACTACTTGAGAATCTTTTTGGCAGCGTTGACCTTCTGGAGCTTTTCGCGAGCTTCGTTCTTGAGGTCAGCTGCCGAGGGTTCGGGCTTCTTGCCTCCGGGCAGAACCGTCTTGCGGTTCTTCGGGCGGTAGTTGCTACCACGGAGGTTGCGGAGTTCGTTCTCCTGCTCCTCGATGAGGTTCGTTGCCTCGTCGAGCATCGCCTCCAGTGCTGCAACGCGGTCCTCGAGAGACTCGGTGTCCTCCATCTCGATGCTGGTGACGATGTTGTCCTCGACAGTAACCACCCGACCGTCTTCCAGAACGACAGTGCCCGACGTCTCGCCATTGGCGAGAGTTGCCTCTACACCTTCGGCCAGATTGTCCTCTTCACCTACGGTCTGGAGAACGACCTGACCCTCAGCATCCAGATAGTCGAAGTTGGCGGGAGAGCCTTTCTTGCCATTCCGGAATGCCTTGACTTTGCTCATGAATTTTTCATAAGCGCTTTTTTCGTTTTTTGCCATAGCATTAAAAATTTGGTTTGTGTTGTATGAATTGATTTTGGAAATGAATCCCAAGTCAAGAAGGGATTTGGCATCATGGATGCGTTCCTCATGCATGACATTGCGGAGCCGTTCCCGGTCCTGACCTGTTCTCTCGACGTAAACGTCAAGAATAGCCTCCTCCTCCAATGCCAACTCCTCGGCAATGCTACGAGCATCGTCGGAAGTGAGCCAATCCCCGACCGGCATGTATACCCGATGGATGAGTGCCCGGCAATTCCTGTTTGCCGACCGGTTCTCTGCCGGAGCTGCCAACAGGATGCACACTGCCATCGAGTGGCATCCCCCGACAATATTTGTGTATATAGTTCTCCCACTCATGCGAAGAAGGTCATAAATCTTGAAGCCCTCCTCAACAGAGCCCCCATCACAGTCAATGTTGATGCACACCTCCTGTTCGTCGGGGTGTTCATCAAGTACCCGGCGGAAGGTCTCCACGGAGCAGATCTCTGAGGTCCCACCCCAAAGCTCCATCATGACCCGATTCTCTTCGGAGTCAATTGCGCCTTTTAGGTTGATGAATATCATGTGCCAAATTATTTCGATACAAATATAATTATTCCTAATAGATATTGAAATACTATTTGTGCTGGACTATTTAAAAATTAGCCCGGTCCTGAATCTGCACGTAGTTAGCATCTTCCCTCCGAATGTCTTCGATTGTAGCAATCACTCTCACCTGGCCAAATGCTTTTTGAATTGCCCTCTCCATGTCAAGCCGATTCATGGGCTCCGACGCCTCAGCGAATGATCGGATAGCATATCCCCCGTCCGACCCAACTTTAGTGAACGGTACTCCGCCACCGAGTTCGTTTATGGCAGACAGGAGAGGAAGGAACATACGGCTCGACTTCTTGTTAATGATGGTCTCTCCTCCTTCGGCCTCAATGTGCACTCCTCCAGCGGCATGACTGGGTCCCTCAATGTATTTACCTCTTGCGGCTTTCGGCAGAGGAGCTGCCCAAAGAGCTGCCATCTGAACTGCTCCCAAAGCCGCAGCTGCTGCAATGAACGGGATAGCCAAAGGAAATCCCATTTTAGCTGATGCCATGATGGAGATGGCAGTATTGATGCCAATCTCGAAGGATCCCATTGCCCTCTCCCGGATAGCTTGTTCCCGTTCGATTTTGGCCAGTTCTTTCTCCTTCTGTTTCTCCATCTTGATTTTCTTCTCGTTGTACTGGGCCTCTGTGATTTGGCCATTAGCGTACATGTTTGCTAATGCCTGCTCCTCTCGGCTGTACTGTTCCTCCACTTCCTGAACCCGTCGCTCTCCGAGAGCATTTGCCAGATCGTTGAAGGCATTGGCGAAGCCGGAGGCCATTTCTGCATACTCCTGGAGCTTCTCGATCCTCTCCTCCCACAGAGCTTCCTCGTTCTCAGCCATCTCGAGCTGGATCTGAGCAATAGCATCCTCGTTTCCTTGAGCTGCTGCCAACTCAGCCTCCAGATACCTTTTCCGGATCTCATACTTGGACTTGTGATTTAACTCGGCTTGAGTGAGCTCCTTGTCGAGGTCCATTTGCTGGAGACGAAGATTGTTGGCTCGGAGCTGGGCCTCCTGCTCATAGGTTTTCTCCCCGGCAGCTTTCCTGGCTTCGATTTGCTTCTGGAGCATCTCATTCTCGAGCTCCAGCTTCTTCCTTTCGTTGTCCGCTGCCTTAGAGAGGTCCTCGGCATACTGTTCGTTTAGAGTTTGGTTGAACCGGTCAAGTTGCTGTTTGGTAGCGTCCTCGCGGATCTTTTTGATTTCGTCCTGGAGGTTTTGTTGGATCTGTTTCTCGAGCTCGGCTCTGTTGACCAGAAACTGTTCGTAAGCGGCATACTCCTTCTGGTACTCCTCCTCGCTCATACCTCTCACGAACTGAGGAGGCTGAATGTTGGCCAGCTCCTTCATGGCGTCCTGGTACTTCTGAGTAACCTGGGCAATCTGCATGTCGACTGTGCCTCCGGAGGCTACAGCCAATATGTTGGCTCTCACCCCAGCAAGGTAGTCATTAAGCTGTTTGGCTTGGTTCTCATAGAACTGCTTGTCAGACCGAGCCATGGCATTCAGAGCCGTCTGATACTCCTTGTTAGTGATTTTGCCGTGAGCTTTTTGGAGAGCGAGGCGCTCCCGGGCTCCATCCTGAGCTGCCTTGTAGAGCTTTTTCTCATACTCCATCCGGATGGCAATGCTCGTAGACTGGAATGTTGTTTGGAACCTGAGATCGTCTTCCCGGATTTTCTGCATGGCTTCCGAATTCTTCAAAGCAACCTCCAGAGCCTTATCGGCAATGGACTGCTGAGCCTCCCGATTGGCTATTGCAGTCTCGAGAGCCAAATTGGCAACTGCAGCTCCTTCATTCTCGATTGTCCGGAACAGTTCTTGGTATCGACCTTTCAAGTCGTCGAGTTCCTTTTTGGCCTCCTTGTATTTGTTCAAGCTTCCTGACCACGTGTTGAGCTCCTCCTCCTTGGCTGCAATCACCTTCTTCAAGGAGTCAAACTCATCCATTGCAGCCATCTGTCTTTGACGAGCTGCGCTCGCCTCAATCTCCCGGAGCTTGTTAGCTGTTTTGAGTTGAGCTTCGGCAATCTGCTCCGAAGTGGCATGATTGGCTTTGAGGTTTTCGATTTCTCGTTTACCCCGGATCTCCTCGGCTTTTGACAGAGTGTTCCGCTTGGTCTCGATCTGGTCCAGTACGTATGTGGAGGCTTCGGCAGCTCGACTGTATGCCTCCATTGCCCGAGTTGCTCTCTCCTGAGCTTCCGTATTACTGTTAAATGCGTTCGTAAGAGCAACCACTCCAGCTACCAATCCGCCCACTGCCGCTGCCACTAACACAACAGGATTGGCAGCCAAAGCCGCGTTCCAAAGCCAGGTAGCAGCTGCTGCTGCTTTGGTGAGGATATTGCCAGCTCCCTGGACAGCATTCTTAGCAGCTATCGCTTTCGTCTCGGCGAGAGTCTGGTTGATGCCAACCAGCTGAACCAAGTTAGATGCAGCTCGATAAGTGGCCTCCGTCTTGGAGAGAGCTGCTTGGAGAGAAGACAAGGAGGAGAGAGCCGTGATGATGGTTATCATCTTCGTCATGGTAGCATTGAGCTCCTCGTTCTCGCTCCCCAGTACCTGAGTGGCTGTGGTCCATAAACCGTAGACGGAAGTGATTGCCGAAGTTGCATCCGTGACAGCGACCAGTGTGTCAATTCCTCGTCCGGTCTGGTCGATGGCTGTATTGACTGTGTCCTCTGCCGCCTTGAGCTCACCAGCTCGCTTGACCATCTCCTTGAAGGATGCTGAACTCGTATCCCCGGCTTGAGCCATCCGGATCAGAGTGTCTGTCAAGTCGTTGAGCTCCTGTTTCAGGTTATCCGTTGCCTTCTCGTAGTTACCAACGGATCGGCGGTAGTCCCCGAGTGCCTCCTCCTGAGCTTTGAGCTCCTCGGTGGTTTCTGCAATGCGCTTGCCGAGCTCGGCTTTACGAGCCGCGTCCTGCATTGAGTTGCCCAGCTCTGCAAACTCGGCATTGTCCAAAGCCAGCTGGGTTCTAAGTTTTGCTAAACTTGCCTCCTGTTGGTTCTGGAGCTTAATGTTGTTCTGGATTTGCTTCTGGTACTTGTTCGCCTCGCTGTTGATTGCCTTGATCTGGTTGTCAAGCGCATAGTATTCTTGAGCATTCTCCTCGGTCACTTTGCCCAGAGCCTTCTGTTGATCCCTCAACTCCTGAGACCGGAGTTTCAATTCGGCTAACGTCTTGAGGGCATCCTCAGCTGTTACCTTGACATTGTAAATTGTGCTTTTCTGTTCTTCGGCCATATCACATTCGTATTAGGTCCACTTTGGTTATCTTCCCAGCTTGGAAGTTGTTTATCTTTGAGACGTAGAACCAGAACCCATGCTCTTCCAGCCATATCGGGTTGAACAGGTCCAGGCTTTGGATGTCGAGCGAGTCCAAAAGAATCTGGGTCTGTAGGATCTTCGGTCTTTTGAGGATATTGTTGATGAGCTTGTCGTAGTACTTAGGAACGTAGTAATTCAAATTTTTGAAATACGCCGTGTATAGTCGGACTCGGGTAAGGCTATAGCCGACGCTTACCTGTGGCCACATATAGTCAGACTTATTTATGTGGACGACCATCGGCTTACTGAGAGCATTGTACTCCCAAGTCGTCTCGGTCATTTCCCCGTTCTCCATCCGGCCTCTGTTGATAGTCCAAATCGGGTAGTTAGCAAGTGTATGAACCTTGTTTGTAGTGTCCGCATCATAGAGGTCTTGGTTGAGCCCTGCCAAGAACCCAATTTGGAACAGAAGTTTATTAGGCTGGAGGTTGACGTCCGGGATGCTGAACTTGTACGAGTCAGTAACATTGTTGTCCTTGTTGTCCTCCAGCTTTATCTCGTTGGACTGGGCATAGCTGGATAACTGGAAGGTAAGTTTGGTGTCCTTTCCTTTGATCAGCTTGTCAGACCAATTCTTCCCGGACGAGCTTCGTCTGTTGTAGAACTCCTGAACCGAGTATGCTCTTGCTACTTTGGTGGCGGGATTCACGTCTATAGTCAGACCGAACAACTGGAAGAAAGCTTTGACTATGTCTCCCAAGCTTTTAAATCCAGTCGAAGCCAGGAGGTCATAGGTTAGTCCGGGTTGGGGCTTATCCCCTGGAGAAGTTTCCGGCACAGGAGGAGCAGTAATACTGACCGGAAACCTCATGTCATACCGAGTGGGAGAGTAATTGCCTGTGTCGAGAGCCCCGGACACCAGTATGTGCTCTCCTGCCTCCATCGGGATGTCGACCGAAACGCTGCCGGAAGATCCCGACATCCAAGTTCTGTCCAACACTATAGCATCGGTTCCGTCGTTCTTGTAGTGGGTAACTTTGACTATCACCGAACCATTTTGGAGGGAAGAAGGATTGGACCATGCGAAACTAAACGTGATTGTAGTATCCCATAGAGTCATCCAGTTGAATGTTCCGGGTACGGTGCCCATAATCAAACGTCCGGCGACCGGGTCACTGAGAGTTACTCCCGGATACCCTTGCCATATCACCCCTACCGTAGTACCAATCGAGGGATCCTGGATCCAGCCAGTTCCGGATGCTTTCGGAGCACGAGGATTGTCTGCCAAAACGGGGTAAGTGCAAGGCAAAAACATTTCGGCTCGGTCAACTGAATCCACGTCGGTTTCAAGACTGTAACCTTCTCCGGCGAAGATCCACGTTACGAGGTCATACCAGTTGAGGTGGGGGTAGAACTTGTCCAACTCTCGGACTTGCCGGATTGCCTCCATCGAGACCGGGGGCACGTTCGGATTCTTCTGTAGAGTTGCATACAGCCAAAAGTACAGGACTTCAACCCCATCAGGACCGGTGAGGTATCGCTCTGTCTGTCCCATTGTGTCCGTGTACCACTTGAGGAGGAACATACCATCCCCCGGGTCCTTCGCGTCAGTGTTGTTTAGTGTATCGAACAGGTCAGCGGTTGCTCCGAGGATCTGGACCCCGATTGATGTATCTGATACGTCTACGATGTTCAATACTGCTCCAGCCGGGGATATGAGTGCTCCCTCATAGAATAGTTGGCAAGGAAACTTCATGTATGGCACATCCGAACCTGAGCCAACTACAAAACTGAATTGAAATGCTTGCTCGTTATGGGTCGTCCTGGGCAGACTGATCCGCTGGGAGTACGAGGCATTCCTGTCTTTCAGCTCCGCCAGATTGTTGATCTGGTAATTCATCGCAGGAGCATCCAGCGGGAGGTCCAGGGACCAGACCTCGCCGTCAATGCCTTTCATGAGTAGTTCGTAGTTCATATTACCACTGAGTTTGTTCGTCAATAAGCTGGAACTCGTAGCTAACAGTGTTCCGGGGAGCTTTGGTGTCCCAAGTCAGGTCAGTATCGTCTACGAGGACTCGTTGCCATACATGGATCGTATAGTTGTAAACCTGGACCAAAGGCGAGAGAGCAATCCCTTTGAGCAAGTTGAAGTCGTTCTCATCAAGCTGTTCTGCTCCAGCTCGGACTATATTCTTAAACTCTGGAGCTAACTCCCCCCTCGTCTCTGAGGTATAAGGATCCCGGGCATTAGCCAATACGTATTGGTCTCCTCTGTCAACTTCCTGAGTATACTTCTTGTGTTGCTCAAACATGTACGTGTCCCACCCCCCTTTCCGGTTTATCCATCGGATGTAGAAGGGGTTGCAAGGCACCTCCGTATCGATAAACATGATGTTCCATGCTTCACCGGGATATACTCCTCCCGAAGGTCTGAGTTTTACGTAATCAGCTCCGTCACTCTCTTCGTCCTCAAATTCATACACAAGAGGGATGTTGAGCCGGCTGGAAATGTCAAATTGATTTTCGTCCGAACTCTCCGTAAGTTTAACCAGAACGTCGACCGGTATAGCGGGATTATGTGACCCCCAAAACCCTTTCGGGAATAGGGTGACGTAGTACGGATACCCGTAGTATTTTTTTACATACAGATTCCTGTCGTTGTCAGGAACCCGGTCAGTCAGTGCGAGTCCTAAGTATGACTCGGAGAAGTTAACATTGTATCCTCGTGGCATAACTCCTCGAGAGGCATATCGTACGTTGAAGTCTTGTTCGCCGATGCCTCTGTATGCGTATGCTGATATGAGGTTGTAGTCAATGCCAAAACCTATTCGCGAGTTAACATACGGGTATGTCCTGTTAAGACCCCGGAATCCAGCTTTAGCCAAGAAACTGAGGTCGTATTTCTTCGTAGTCCCGAATCCCGAGTCTCTGTAGATGTTGATGCTTTCAGTTAGTGAGTTCGCTGCTTTAACTGGACTGGGACTGTAGTAGATAAAGTTTTGGCCGTATGCCAAACTCATACCTGTGAGAGTAACCTTCACTCCAGCTGTTGATCCTTCCTCCCCGGAATATATTCTCAGTACCGGGGAGGGGTATCTCACATTTTCAGTATTAGGGATTTGGACACGCCATGTCATAGAAGAGCCAATCGCAAGATTGGTCGTAGCAACCCTGACCACCCCATGGCCTTCTACGTCTCCTTGGTATAGTGCTACCGTCAGTGGGGTTGCTACGTTCGCTGTGCCATAGCCAACCCGAAAAGCATACCATTCCCCGGGTACCATCTCCCGGGGTATTGCGAACTCTCTGAACCATTCTTCATCGTAGCCGTCACTGTTGTCAAACACCTCCGTCTGCTCACTGTTTATAATATTCAGCGAGATCATGTTGGCCTCATCGAAGTTCTGGGTCTCAATCTCGAGCCCGGATGTTGAGTCGTCTGTCTCAACTGATATTTGCGAATATGCTGAGTATAAAGAATCCTCAGCCGGTTGATTGGTAATTGCCATATCGCGCTATATTATATATCCGTGGTCCATATTGTTGTCGGGGACGAAAGTCTCTTCTATGAGAACCTCCATTGCCCGGTCTAAGTGTTGAGCCAAGTACTCCTCGAAGATATCAGCGGGAGTGTCGACCAAGTCAACGTAAATGTGATTGCGGTAAAGCTCCGAGCCTTCCCGTTTTATCTTCCATGCAGTGGCATTTCCGAATCGGACCAGGCCCTTTGGGTCCGAGAAGGTGATGCCTTTGAGCTTTGCCCACTCCATGATGATCTGTCCCAAATTGGCGGGGATCTTTCCAGGACCTCGTCCCCGGATGAGAGTGTAGAAGTAGTTCGGGGCTTCGATTGTCCCCCAAACTGTTTCGCCTTCCCGTCCCGTCTGGACTGTTATCTGAGCATAGGTTCTGCCGGAGGCTTCCTGCCCGGCGTCCTGTGATGCCCGGATGATCTCGTCCCTCATCTGGGTGAGACCCTCAGCCAATATCTGTTCCAGTCCTACCGCCATTTGTTTCTGGGTTTGCGAGCATTGGCTTTCTGCTGAGCCTTACGCTCCAGTTCCTTGTTCAGTCGCTCCCGGAAGAGGTGACTCTGCAAGTTGGTGAAAAGGAGGTTGTATACCTTGCCGTATTTCCATTCCAGGATCTCGTCCGGGTCCTTCGAGTAGTCCTTGGCCAGTGCAGTGATGGTGGCCATCTCGCCAACCACCATGGAGAATTGGGCAATGCCGGCTGCCTTTTCCTCGGCACTGGGCTCGTACTTGAGCTCAGCCTGTTCTCGTTCAATCCAGTACTTAATGCCCAGAAGAACCTCATACCAGTACTCGACAATTTCTGAGGTGTTCCTGAGACTCCATTTGACGCCGAGACATTGCATGCCTTCCTTCATCTTGTCGATGTCGGTCAGCTCCTTTTCAGTGATGATCCGACCAAGCTCTATGCGTTGGCCGAACGTCATCTGACCGCCTTGTATGTCGATTCGCTGTATCATCCTACTATTGTGAGCGTGCTATATGGATATTGCTTAAATGTCTCGGGAGCCGGGTAAAAGACCGCCGATCCTTCTGGGAACTTGAGTGTACAACCTGAGTTATACCACACGTTCCTGTCCCCCCGGTTAGACTTTATGACTACGAAAGACAACTCGGTCCAACTTGATATTGTATTCCCAATGTTTATTTGTAAGTATGCGTAACCGTCAGCTCCACTCGTATTCCCGGCAGCTACAACATATTTCTTCGTCTTGTTAAATACCCAAGGAACATAGACCGGAACGGTTGGGGAAGCTGGGAATAAAGTCTCGGGGGTCACGCATCGGAACATTCTGCCGGCCAGATCAGTACCAACAGGCAAGTCCATTAATCTCTTGCCTATGAGGTCCATGCCGGGATCTTCGGACCAAATGCACCAGTCGGAATATGTAGTCAGCTCAATGCCCACACTGACCTCGTTAGCATCAAATCTGGCAGATGGGTAGACTATTCGTACCGTGTTCATCATCTCCGGGTAAAGCATGCCAAGTCTGGAAGTCTTCAACCGACGGAGGAAGGGCCTTACGAGCGTTCTCTCCAGCTCGTCTCTCAGGATGAGCCTCGATGTCGTCTTGGACTCAGTACTGAACGGAGTATCCCCTTTGTAGGCGTCATTGCCCATTGGCTCGAACTTACAGAAGTAAATCATCAAAGGCAATCGCTGTCTCTGGTGGCCTCTGTACGGGATGTCATAGTACCCCTGAAGCGGTTCCTCGATGTAGATGAACGTAGTGCTGACCGGATTCCCGTTTGAGTCCTTGATGACCTCTCCGTTGAGTCCAGTCTCAAATCGAGGCATTGTGTCCACTTTGACATTCAGCATCCGGGCCTGGTCGCACTCGAAAACTGCTCCAGGGGCCAGGTCTTGAAGCATCAAGCGTATGCGTTCTATGATAGGTAAGGTCATCGCTTCGCTGGGATTATGATTTTGGCGGACTTCATGCCAGTCGCCTTCGGCTTGATCTCAAATATCATTCGCATGATGAGCATATCCAGGAAGTCCGGGGACCTGCCGAGGAGCTGCTTCATGGTGTCCTTAGAAATGAGCTCTCGCTTCTGTTCAGCGGAGTTCGTGTTCTTGGACTTGAGGACAGTCATCTCCTGCTTGATCTTCTCCTGAACTTCGGGAGAGCAGATGATGTGGATCTGGCGCTTGTTGATGAGCTCCGCCAGCTTGAATGCGCACTCCGACTTGATGTTGTTGTACGTCTTGGAGTCAATGGCTGACTGTCCTCCATGAAACTCCCGGATGCCTTTCAGGTAGCTCTCCAAGTAGAACCCAAGTCCGTCAGCGTCAGAGACGATGCTGGACCGGGGGACTTTCAGACCGGTGGCCAATTTGGCGATCTTCTCCTCCATCTCCTTGCCTTCCGAGAAGCCTTTGGCGATGGGGATCCGACAGACCATGCCGTCCCAGGTTCCAACCACCCAACTGTCTCGACCTTTCCCAGCAAGGTCAGTGCTGATGAATCGATTGCCCGTCGGGAGTACGAACTCATTGCTGAACATGTCGCACACTGCATCATAGTCGACCAGCCAATTCGGGTCGTCGTCATACTCCCAGTTGCCAAAGACCAATCGCTCGATCTGCGACTGGGTCAGGTTCTGGAGAAGTCCTTCGATGTATCTGTCCGGGAGAGTCTTGTTGTCCTGGGGTAGAGCTTTGACGAATCGACGCCAAGGAGGCAGCTTGTTCTCCTTCCAGGGCTTGTAATAGTCCGTATAGAGGAAATTGTTGGACGGGTTGCAGGTTGTAAGGAGCTTGGGGGCCAACTTGTATACGTCGTTTTTCCAACGACCGATGGAAGCCTGGAGGTTGGTCTTCGCCTCGCGGATAAACTCTCCGCCCTCTTCGATCCATCCCCGAGTCATCTGCATGGACCCGAATCTCTCGTACATGGGATCACTGGGGATGTACTTGGCATCGATGAGGTAGATGCGGCTTTTGTTGTACATCTCGAAGAAGTTGTATTGACCATTGAAGTGGTAGTAGTCCCCCGTAATACTCCAATGGGTGAATACCTCGTAGAGGGAGGGTATGGTGTATCGGACTAAGTCGGTGGCCGTCTTACGCGCAATAAAATAAAATGTCTCCGGATAGGTGAGGGCATCGCCGGCTATCAAGGAACACCCGAGGTACGATTTGCCAGCACCTTTCGTGCCAGCATACAGAATGTCAGTGACCGAGTCATCAAGCCATAACCGAGCCACTTCCTTCTGCTTCTCGTTGCCTTTGGTGTCAAATTGAAGCCGGCGCCCCATTTTATTTTACCTCCATTCCGGTTATCTGTTCGAGAGTAATGCCTCCCGTCAGGTTGACATTGGTCTTGCGTCCTTGAAGTACCTGGATAAGGCTGGCAGCGTACTTACCAACCAGTGCTCCCTCAATCTGCTGGGAATTGATGGCGTCCTCGATGGTGCCACCAATTGCAGCTGCTACCGGGTCTCCCGTGAGCTCCTCGTACTCAACAGGATTGATGCCAGCAAACAGCCTAAATGATTCGATGGTCATCGGGCGGGAAATGTATACGCTACAGTCTTCGCCATTCTTATTCTTGTGAGCCTGGGAGAAATAGTTATCCTGCATGAATTTGCAATACTCGACGAATGCAAAATAAAGCTCCTCCGCATCGGTGGGCTTTACAAATTCCCCGGCGTCTCGCCTTTTCTGTCCCTCCTCCATATAGGCGAGCGGACTCATTTTATATGTGCTTCGTGCCATGCCTCAAATATAATCAAACCTTATACAAATTAAAAATTTATTTCTGCACAACAATCCCCGGAGCGTTTGGCCCCGAGGATCTTTAATTTATTCGCTTACGCGAATGAGGGTCACACCGAACCACAGGAACTTGACCGAAATGCCATTCGGCCAAATCATACCTTCGTGGACCGTGGCGATGGAGAGGGTCCAATTACAGTACTTGGTATTAATCTCCGAGTATAAAGCCCAGTTCTTCCCGAGCTGCTTAAAGTGTTTTGCTTTCATTTTTAAAAGTTTTTAATTTCGTATGCGCGAGTGCCGTCCAGTATTTGTGGATCGAGAAAAGGCCCAATTTGGCACCAGTTCTACTGACTCTGTCAGTTCTACTGACTCTGTCAGTTCTACTGGACCAATTCTACTCGCCTAAGACTTCTTTTTTGAACTTTTGGATCCGTCTCTCCGTTCTCTCCATCTGCTTGATGGATCGGCTCAATATCCGTTTGGGGCTATTCCACCATTGGCGGATCCCGCCGAAAATCGCGAACAGGCCGATGATGGCCAACAGGTAAATTGCAATCATTTTCTACGCCTCCTTTCTAATTTGTTTTGTAGTTTGCGGACCTCAACCCAGTCCTCGTGCCGCATCCATTCTGGACGGGATAACAGAGTCAGCTGACCCCGTGCTATTTGCATGGTGGTCTTTTTCAATTTGCGGGCGTAGTCCAGGACCTCCCGCTCCTCTTTTGAGTAGATCCCCAGCCATCGCCGGAACACTCCAAGTTTCCCAGTTGGGGGTAGCCCCAACTTCTCAGTTTTTTCCATAATAAACAATATTTGACCAGTAGTAAACAATAAAATTTCTTATTGTTTCTCACATAAGTGATTGATATTCAATTGATTAGGTCCCCAATTCTCCTCCCGAGAAACAATGTAAACAATGTTTCTGTGCACTCTATTTTGTGATTTTTCATTTCCTAAATTGGTCATAATTTTCCTCATATTTCCTATTCAGGTTTTCCTCCTAAATTATTGTTTACATTGTTTACAAGGGCCTAAATCATTGATATTCAATCGATTATCGAGAAACAATGATTGTTTATTATTGTTTCTCATTGTTTACTGCTGTTTTAATTTAAGTGATTGATTATCAAGGGTTTGTGATTCTTTCCATTGGAACAATAAACAATAAACAATAGGGGTCCCCCGGATTTTAGGGGAGGGGCTGTCGAGATTTTTGCCAATAAACAATGGAACAATGGTTTTATCAACTTTTGGGGCCGGGAGTCCCCCTGATTTGTAAACAATGAAACAATGGTTTGACCAACTTTTAGGGCCGGGGCCATGGGGAAAATTGTAAACAAAGAAACAATAAAACCATCAACTTTTGGGGCTGGGGGTCCTATTCCCCCGTGGACCCAAAGCCCCCCTGTCCTCTTTCAGTCGATTGCGGGAAAAGCTCGTCCTCCGACTCGAGAACTTCTACCCCAACATGGACAATAGGCATCACCAAACCTTGAACCAGCTTCATCCCCGGCTTGAGGATGACGGGATCCTTGCCGACGTTCATGACGTGCAGATGGATTTCTCCTTGGTAGTCTTCGTCAACCACGCAGGCTCCGACCTGGAGCTGGTACTTGGTGGCAATACCGCTCTTGTTGAACATGATGAGGGCACACCCCTGGGGTATTCGAGCTCGAATACCCGACGGAATGTTGATGCTTTCGCCCGGCCAGATCTGTTTGGCTTCAAAGTCTTCCGGGATGTAGAAGTCCAGCCCGGCGGACAGACCCGTTCCTCTGGTCGGGGTCTTGACATTTCTTACTTTTACGATTTTCATTTTTTAAAATATTTTTCGAGACGAGCTCGGTGTGTTGTACCTGATGAGAGAGCTGCCCCTTCGATAAAATTGTAACGTGTGTGAAGAGGAAGCTCCTGGAATGCCTTCCTGAACGGTTGGCCTTCCGATTCGAATATCTTGCCCGCAGGATTGCCGGGTGTAACGTCCTTCATTTTTCTGGACTTGATCCACCACAAAGCCTCTTCCCGACTTATGGAACGTATGGAAGGTCTAATGGACCCATTCCTGAGCGTCATTTTGAACCACTGAGCCTCCGTATTGGAGTCATCTTCTTTAAACCATACCCGGTAATATCCAATAGCTATTGCCATAAGTTGTAGAATATTTCGTGACACTTCTTGCGGTACGCCATCGGGTCCTGCCGTATACTTTGGCACTTGAGAGGCTCTTTGGGTCGGTCGAGAATCTCCTGAGGCAGGACGTCGCTGAAAGCATCTTTGAGAATGCGCTTGTGAGTTCTGTCCTCCCGTGGCAAGCGGAGAGCGAATCTGACAACGTCATGCCCCAGGAATGGTGACCGGAGTTCAACTGTGCTCCGCATGGAAGCCCGGTCAAGCCGAGGCATGTGGTAGAACGGAAGCTCTTGGAACACGTCTGAGAGCTGGGAGTCATAGTCATCAACTCGGCGATAGCCCCCGAAGAGTTCGTCAGCTCCATCCCCGGTCAGAATGACCTTTTCCTTGACCTTCTCCATGAGTCGGAACTGGGGGATCATGGAGCCCAAGTCGATGGGGGTTTCGTTGTAGCGGAGACACCTCTCCAGGCAATCATCATCGGGGATAGGGCCAAGAGAGGTGATAGAAACCCCTAAAAATTCGGACAATAGCATGCCAAATTTTGATTCACTATTCTCCACCATATAGAGATTAACCTCCAGGCCCATTCGATGAAGAATCGAGGCAATTATGGATGAATCCAGTCCTCCTGAAACCAAAGCCCCGACCGGGATCTTGGAATACATGGCTCTGCGTCGTATGGACTCAGAAACTCGTTCCCGGAGCTCCTGAGCCAATCGCATCCTACCCCGATTGTATGTCTTACCCCGCAGTTCCCATTTGAAGTAGTCCCTACGGATGACAGTCGGAGTTACCCGCATGCTGTCGAAGGAGTAGACCGTGTTCGGCATGATGCGCTTAACTGTGTTCCACGGAGTCCGGTCATCCCAGTTGTAACCCCATTTGAACACTTCCGACTGGTAGTACCGGTCGAAGTCCTTGAAGTTCGACACCAACGGGGTTATCTCCGAACAGATCTCCCCGAACTGGTTGTAGTAGAGCTGCTTCTTACCGAGGGGGTCAGTGAAGACAACAATGTGTCCCTTCCGGTACCAGCATATTGCCCACATGCCATCCCAGTGGTTGGCTTCGAGGAGAATGTCCTCCAAGCAGTTGACCCCCGAAATCTGAGCCCCAAACAAATCCCGAAGGTACTCGACGTCGCTGGAATACCGCGTAGGATAATTGTAGATCTCCCCCACGTAAAGAAGCCACCCGTTGTCTTCGGCTAATTCGATGGGCTGAGCCAGACCATCGCCTGGTTCAGTCTGAATGGGCAAACGGACATGACCGAGGAACCATCCTCCTTCGGCAATCTGGGTGGATTCGATGCCCCTATGCTGTATCTTGTCAATGGCGTTAGCCCTTCTTGTTATACTTATTCCGCACATATCACTTTAGTTTGTTTCTGAGAGCGTCAATGAGACATACGATCCCTATTCCGATTACTACTGCTATTGCCAGCCCGATGATGATAGGCTCCTCACTTCCTCCTGTCATGGCTTTTCTTCGAGTTTTTGAGGATCTGTTGTGCCTTCTTCTCGATCCAGTTGGTGTAGCACCTGCTCTCCATGTGGAGCCCAGTCAGGAGCTTCGAGCATCCCGGACAGAACATGCAATAGTCATATTCCTGATGAGCTTTAGCTCTTGCTTCGTCGATAGTCATAGCTTAATATATTACCCATTTGGAAAGATCTTCGTTGTATGCATGGAGGGACCCAGCGAAGTAATGCAGAGATCCCTTCTTGAGAGAGGGATAGGTGGCTGCGAGGATGTTGAACACGTAGTCCATCATGGCCTCCGTCAACCAGATGTCAATTGCGAAGTGCTTGAAGAAGTCATTGCTCCGAATGTAATATATCACGTGGAGCCGATTGTTTCGGATGAGGAACTGGTAGCTGACGGAGCAAGGTACTCGGGTCAAAGCCCCGGCTGTTGCCCGGGTGTCCTCCGGCTCGAAGATCATGACCATTGCTCGTCTGGAGTGCGGGTCGTCCCGGAGAGTCATGATGACATTGTCCAACTGGTGTATTTCGGGCCCCTTGTGGAAGATGTGCAGACGCTCAGAGTAGGTGTAGTCGAAGCGACCCTCCTGCCGAGTCTTGCTCACCAACTTCTGCCACAAGTCCCGGCGGATCTCCCAGCTCTTACCCGGATTGACCCCGTTTCGGTCAAGCCGGTCTGAGAGCTCTGCTCGGCAATACTTCTCGATGAGCTCGGCCTCGTCTTTGAACATGAAGTCGAGCATCTCACGTTTGCCGAGATACGGCTTTGAGATGACAAAGCTCACTCCGATGAGTTCCTTGGTGAGCCGGTCGTCCCCGCTGAGTTCTTGGTTTTGGTAATGGTTGACCGGGACCGTGATGCCGGAGACCTTGAGCTCCCGATCCATCTCCCGGATCATTTCGAAACAGTCTTTGAATATTCTACCCATGTCAGTATTTGGATTTAATGCGAAACAGATTTACTTGATACTTCAACGACCAGAGCTCCCGGACTTTGTCTTCCGTGACACATATGCTCCCGAAGAGCATAGCGAACATTGCCCAGATGTTCCAAAGTCTCTCCTCGAAGACCACCAAGTCAACCATGTACTGAGATTGTCTCCACTCCCGGTTCTTGAGGCAGTTGGCAGCCAAACCTATGGTCTTGATCAGCTCCAGTATGTTCTCCTCGAAATTCTCGTCGGCAATATCCTTCCGGAACCCGTATGTGTGACCCCAAGCAAAGTCTGGAGCCATGCCGTACAGCTGGTAAAGCTCGAGCATAAAATTGAAGGCATCGATCAGCTCCTCCAGCACGTGGTCCTTCTCGTTTTTGTCCTTGGCCTCCATCGCTTCTGTGAGCTCCTCGACAATCTGCCAACAGAGTTTTTTGAAAAGCTCCTGATCCTCCAAAGTGTTAATGTCAAAGTTCGCGATGCGCTCCTTGAAATATGGTCTGTACATGAGCTGGAGCTCCCCCTGGAGGGCATAAATCTCTTCCCAGCTCTTAATGAATGGCTTAAAGTCTTGTGTATTCATAGCTTGATCTTTGTGAACGGGTTGCATTGCATCTCTGTGAACGGGTTACATTGCCCCTGGTCTTCTTTGCGAGAGTAATATACAGCTATTCTGCGTCCCTCTTCGGTGAGAACATGTTTGATCTCATGCACCTCGATGGGACTGATCCGGATGAAGTCCACAGCCTCCGAAATGGTTGAGAAGTACGTAGGTACTACTCCCGGAGCTTTTAACGGCTTGGGGTCCTCGAGTTCGTTGTTGATGGCCCCGATTGTGGCTACCATGTCAAGGAGGTTGTCCTCCTTGTGTGCATTGGATTCACGTGCCATTTTCACTGCCACTTGGACCCAAGACACGTCAAGAGCGGTCAGAGGCTTACCGGTAATGACCGAGGCGATCTCTGCGGCCTTCTGGTTGCATTCCATGAATGGTCCGTATTGTCTCTCCTTCTCCTCCGACCGCTCATTGATGATTTGGTCAGCATGTTTAAGTATGTTACTCATGATTTTTAGTATATAGGTTAGACCCCGGGGAGGGACTCGAACCCTCCTGTACCACTCCGGGGTGCCAAGTGGAGTGACGGCTCCACTTGGCGAGGAGTTCTGACTTACTCCTCAGCCGATGCGTTCTCCGGCTCGCTCTGTTCTGCTTCGGGAGCTGCTTCGGGAGCTGCCTCGTCAGCCTTCTTCCGGCCGCGCTTCGGCTTCTCCTCGGGAACCGGTGCCATCTCGCCGAGCTCCAGGTCCTTCGAGTCGATGCCCTTGCCCCAGACGTGCCCGTCGTTGGTCTTGATTCGGTACTGGATGAAGTTGTTGCGGGGGTCGAGACGAACTCCGATGATGATGCCGTCGGTCTGCTCCTTGGTCTTCGTGCAGATGAACTTGCAGAAGCGACCAATGTTGGTTTTGGCATTCTCGAGGTTAGCCTTTGCCTCCTCTGCCGATACCTCCTTTTTCAGCGGGCGGGGTTCCTTGGGCTCCTTCGGGGTCTTTGCCTTGCGAGCCTTCTTCGGCTTCTCCTCGGCGACCTCGTCGTTCTCCTTGATGCCGTTCTCGGCTTTGTACTCCTCGGTCTCAGTGGCGTTGTAGACAGCGCCCTCCTCTGCCGGATGTTCCTGAGATGCTCCCCTCGATGCGAGGATGGATTCGATGGCGTCAAGCTCGTCACCGGTCTTGACCTTGGCCAACTTTTGAAGAACTTTCGAGCTGTAGCTCTTGTACTTTTCGATAAACTTTTCCATAGTGTTTAGTTGTTAAGTGTAGTGTAAAAGTAAGAAAAAATGTCCAATTAAAAAAATTTTTCACCAGAAAAATTGAAATTATTTCAATCCAATTCGACTGTAACTAATTCCTCCTTTCGAAGGGCCGCGTCCAGCCACACCTGCCTGATCTCTTTGATTGCTTTTTCCCTGTTAGTCATCGCTCAATAGTTGTTGTTTAAGTGGTGTGTTTTCCTGCATCCATTTATCGTTTAGCATACTCCAGTAATGGACTCCTTCTCTCGTACATGCCCAATCGAATGCTCCTGTTAATGCTACACTACTGTCTTTTTTGCATAGATTTTTGTACCCTTTTACGTCTCTGTGGTTGTTTTTAAATGCTCTTTCGAAGTTTTCCCGTGCGTTGTTGTCTTCCAGGAATTTGATGAACTTTTCCATAGTGTTATCGTTTTGTTTGTATCACAAATATAATACTTCTGCGACAAATACTACGATGTTTTACGATATTTTTTCATATATTTTTCGACCCTCGCTTTTACAGCTTCCATGAGAGCATCCTGTCCCCGGGTCTTCGCTTTCTGGGCTCTTATGACGTCCTGGTCCACTGTCTTCGAGCATACCAGTTTATTGACTATAACAACCTCCTTCTGTCCTTGTCGGTCAAGCCGAGCATTGAATTGTTGCTCCAGCTCGAGAGAATAGGTCTGCCCAAACCAGATGATGCGGTGTCCTCCGGCTTGGAGGTTGAGCCCATGACCCCCGGAAGCCGGGTGCATCAAAAGAACCTGGATTCTGCCGGCATTCCAGTCGACGATGTCCTTCTCCGTTTTGAGTTCCCGGGGCTTATACTTGACGAGAGCCTTCATGAGTCGGTCCCTATCATGCTGGAAGGTCCAACCTATGAGGACCGGCTGTCCCCCGGCGTCCTCAATGAGTTCCTTCGTGGCTTCAATCTTCAGTGTGTGCACCTCATGAGCCACTCTCTGTTCATCATACACTGCTCCATTGGCAAACTGGAGGAGTTTCGTGGACAAAGCCGCTGCATTGACAGCTGGTATCTCTACAGCGTCCCCGAGCTGATCAATCATGCTGAGAACTTGTTCCTCCTCGAAAGAGTCATAAGCTTTTTGGATTTCTGGGGGCATCTGGATCTCGACTATGTTGTCGATGCGCTCGGGGAGATCGAGGTAGTCCTTAGCTTTCATGCTCATGCAGATGTCCCCTATCTTTGAATATATGCGCTCCTGATTCTCTTTGGATATGTCGTACGAATATACAATATGCCCGTTTCTACGTCCGGGCTTAAAGTAGTTGTCACGATAGTGGGATATGTATTTGCCCAAGCGCTCTCCCCGGTCCAGGAGGTACATTTGGGCCCAAAGGTCCATAAGACCGTTGGGTGCCGGGGTACCAGTCAAACCTACTACTCGGGAGAGTGAAGCCTGAACGTGCTTAAGAGCTTTGAATCTGATTGACTTGGGGTTCTTGAAACTGCTGAGCTCGTCGATGACCACCATGTCGAACGGTAAGCAAGATCCCCCGTAGAGCCCGCATAGCCAAGCCACGTTGTCTCTCCCGATGGTGTATATGTCTGCCTTCTTGGCAAGAGCCTCACGACGTTGACGTTCTGTTCCGATGATGCGAGACACTTTAATGTGCTTCAAATGGTCCCATTTCTCGACCTCCTGGGTCCAGACTGACTCGGCTACTCTTTTGGGAGCTATGACTAATACCCGTCTGATCTCGATCTCTTTAAACATGAGCTCGTTGATGGCAGTCAGAGTAGACACTGTTTTACCCAATCCCATGTCCAGGAACAGAGCACAGTGCGTGTGGCTTATTATGTGGTCAACAGCTTGTAGCTGGTATTGATGGAGATCATTTTCGGTCATATTCCAATGCTAACATTTTACAACCCATGGTCGTGTCTATCACCTCGACCCTAAAGCCCATTGCTTTCAGTTTCTGGTGCATTAATGTCTGTATTTTTCGGGGCTTTTTACCGAATGCTTTCAGCTCAACGAAAACGACTTCGCCACCGGGGAACAGACAGAGCCGGTCAGGGAGGCCAGCATTGTGAATTGCGGGGAGTTTCAAACACCAGCCACCAACTCTCTCCACCTCAGTGACGAGTCGTTTCTCAATCGAGTTTTCGCACGTAGTATTTTTGCTTTCCATAAATGGGGAAATTTTTAGTAGACTTGCATGGCTCCCATTCGGGCATACTCTTCAACAAGTCATTGATTTCTCGAGTCTTATACCGGTCCATGTCCTCTCTGTTCCTCCCAAGACATTCACACCATATCTCAGCAACACACACGTAGTCTCGGGGGGTGGTCCCTTTGGGGTTTAACTCATCGACCAGGAAGTCTCTTCTCTGGTAGAGGTCCATTGAGTCCCAGTTGTCCGGGAGTTGGCGTTCCAAGTACGCCTCAATGATGCCTTTCCGTTCATCCGACTCGCTGTGCGAGCTTTGCTCATTTTTGGCTATTTTTTCTGCTTCATGGCTCAAATAGAGTTTCTCCTTGGATTTGTACAGGACAACTGCCTCAGCCCATATCTGGTCTATCTCGTCGTCCAGTTCCATGAACACGTCTTTTTTGGCATTGTTGGGGACCACGTCCACTGGCATGAAGCGTCTGTTGCCAGTGGGGTCTCTCAGGAATTCGCTGTCGTTTGTGGTGCCGAAGAAGACACATTGCCGGGGATATATCTCAGAAGTTCTGGCATACGCTGGTCGGAATGAGTCTTCGGACTTAGATATGAAATGCTTCACTGACTCAACCTCCGCTTTGCGGAGACCGGAGAGCTCAGCTATTTCAATAAGCCATGCCCCCTGGATCTGCTCGAGAGCCTCCTTTCCTTGGACTGTCAGGAATGTATCGCTAAACCAGGATTTTCCCAATTTTTTGATGAACGTACTTTTGCCGGATCCTTGAGGTCCTACGAGCATCAGCACAAGGTCGAATTTGACCCCCGGATTCATGACTCGGGCAACTGCCCCAACCAGCATCTTGCGGATGGCTTCGCGAGAGTAGATGTTGTCGTCAGTCCCCATGTAGTCAATCAGGAGTTTGTCTACCCGTTGGATCCCGTCCCATTTGAGGTCATTGAGGTAGTCCAGAATCGGGTGGAAGTGGTTGCGTTCAAATTCCAGAGCCATGGCATCGTCGATCTTTAGCGAGGACGTTATGCCATATACGCAACCCAAATAGTTCCTGACCCCGGAATAGTCTACGTTCTTGACAGGCTCTGGCTTAACAACCCGACGCCACGGGAGATTCCCAAAAACGTACCTCTTCCCATCAAAGTCGTTTTGTCTGAACAGTCTTTTGAATCGGGGATCGTTTGCAAATATGAGGTTGAGGTTGGCATCCGACGAGAGGTACGCTCCCCGGGTATCAACCTCCAGCTCCTTCATCCACTCGACGCTCTCAGCCTCCGGGTCAACCTCCTTCTCGACTACTTCTTCCTGAGTCCGATCATGCTCTGGATCGGCAAACTCGTACTTGGCACTGTTGATGTGGTCGTTGGCAATGGTTGTCTTAGTGTCGGGGTCATTGCGTACGAACTCTTCCATTGCTGACACACTTGGCAACTTCGACGAGGGATCCTTGACTTTGTCGTCAAGGTGGCCGAATTTGTGTATGCGGACCAAGTCAAACGCATTGCAAAGTTTACCCCCACACGGGTCAGTTCCATGATGGGAATAAGCGAACTTGTCCTCATACACGATAAGACCAGCCGAAGCACTTCCTTTTGTGTAAGTGTATCGGCCCTCCAATGCTGATGGGACATAGGTGTCAGAGAGAAAAGTCTCTATTGCTTCGGGAATGGAGTACGTCCTACAGAACGCTCCTATGAGCCCCCTCTTTATGGTTGGGTCCTCCTGCTTCTTAACGGCTCTGTCGACAGCTTCGAAACGGGACGAAGCTGTGGGCCAAAGTGATGAGTCCTTCCAATCGGCATAGGAGTTGAGGATCTCGTCAGCATCAATCCATGGACCGTCCTGAACCTTAAAGTAGTAGTCCATGTCCTTCGGCGTAGAAGGCCAGAACATGAGTCGGTTGGTCTCGAAAGTTGAATTGTCGAAAAGGTCTATGCCGATTATTCCAGCAATTTTTCGGCTTATGGCCACATACTCATCAGCCGTGACTTCTCTGCTCAGTGGCATTATTAGTCGGTACCGGGGAGACGCATCCGAGTGTTTGTGAGTCCCATGCAGAACAGCTGCATTGTCAAACTGGAGAGTAAAGTCATCCCAGAGGTCTTTGTGGGCAAAGTCCAAGTCGAGTGTCATCAACTGTCTGTGGACCACATTGGCCGGGCTTCTTTTGCCTCCTCTCAGGTAACCTCCAACGTATCCGCCTACGTCCTTTATTTTGAGCTGGTCTTCTTTGCTTGCAGAAACAAACTCCTTAAATGTTTCAGTGGTCTTGTTCTCCTCCCCGAGTCGACTGACCAATTCAGACCATTTCAGTTTCTTGTTGCTCCATACTTTTGATCTTGCACTCAGTCCGATTGCAATATCAAGTTCCCCGTCGTATGTCATTAGTCTTTCTTATAAAATTTAGTAACGTATCCGTCTGCTTTGAGAGGTAATCCCATTGGCAAGCAGTTCAGCCAAGGAAGATCCTCTCCCATAACTCTACACATAGTTTCCAGACAATCCCCGGCTCGATCCTCGTCTACCTCTGCAATGGCTTCATCATGGACGTGCATTACTATTTCGAAGTCTTTCATAATGCTTAGTCTGTACATTGCTTCGGCGAGAAGATCCCGGGAGATTGCCTGGACTATGTTCTCCACCAATTTGCCCCCGTATGTCTCTACCTCGGTCCATCCTACTGACTGGACCATGCCATCGTAGACAATGCCAATCTGCCCGAACCTGTTGGGTCTCACACGGGGATTTCTGTAGTATAATTTTCTCCCAGCCGGGAGAGCTATCGTCAAATTGGTCCCGTCATGTTCAAAGACGAGACAACTTACTTTCTTGGTTTTCCTGGTCTGGACGCACTCGATGGCCTTCTCATTCACCTCAGCCCAAAACTCAACAATTTTAGGATTGGCTCGACGCCAAAGAGCTACGATGGAATACATTTCCTTTTTGGACAGCTTCTTCTCTTTGTCCATCTTCTCCATTGCGTTGACCGACCCCTCATATCCGAGTGCCAATTCTGCCGTCTTTCCCCGCTGTCTGAGGTCCGATCCTTTCGTAACCTGTTCAATGGGAACCCCGAACATTAGTGATGCTGATGCCTCGTATATCTTACCATGAGTATTGAAGACGTCGAGTCGCCATTTCTCTTGGGCTAACCAAGACAGGACTCTGGCCTCAATAGCACTAAAGTCGGCTACTGCAAACATTTTCCCCTCCGGGGCTATGAAGGCTGTTCGGATTAGCTCGGACAGAACATTCGGGATATTGCCGTAACACATTTCGATGAGGTCGTAGTCTCCCTTCTCCACCATGCTCCGAGCAAGACTCAAGTCCTTCATGTGGTTTTGGGGGAGATTCTGGAGCTGGATCATACGGCTCGACCAACGTCCTGTTCTGTTGGCCCCGTAAAACTGGAATAACCCGTGAGCTCTCTGGTCTTTGGCAGCACAATTGAGCATAGCAATGTACTTCTTAGTTGAGGTCTTGGACAGTGCAAGCCGACCAGCTAGAACCTCCTTGACCAGATCGGGAGCCTCCGGATTGTTTTTCAGATATTCGAGGATTTCGGGCTTTCCCAGTGCAGGGAAGTTGAGTCCGAAATTAGTGCTGAGCCACGTCTTCAACTGGGCCAAGCTGTTCGGGTTATCCAAGCCCGTCAGTTCCTTCATCCGGTCGGTCATCTCCTCCGTGTATACCTCATCGAAAGAGATGGCGTTCCCGGCCATATTGAGATCTATCAGAATTCCCCGGTCATTGATGCTTTGGTCTACGAGGTAGTTCCGACGTTCGAACTCCGGGAATGGGAATTGGTCCAGCTGTTCCACGATGTCGCGTTCGGCAATCACGTCATATTCGGCATACGTCTTGAACTCGCTCCACTTGTCCGGGTCGTCGTCCGGCATGTTCCGAGTCCTCATCCCGTTGGACTTGGTTGGCTTGCACGGGGAACAGAAAAAGCGGATTAAAGCTTTACCGGTCGACTTCTTCCCGTGCTCCCCGAGGACCAACGCCTTGGAGAGTTCATCCAGAGCCAAAGGCAGTCCGCAATAGGCTGCTTTGGTCATTGAGCAATACAATTGATCGATCGGGATAGGTAGTCCTATACGCTTAAATACGAGTCTCTCAAATACGGCGTTATGAGCCCATTTCTCGATCTCCGGGTCAGTTAGAGCGGAGATGAAATAGTCGGGGAGCTCCTCTCCTTTGGCCAGATCAATCACCTGAACGGGAGAGGTGTCAAAGGCGAAAGATACTATAAGGAGCTGAAAGCCCACCGATTCTATGTATTTATAGGCGCCCGTGGACTTAATGTCCTCCGGGCTATATGTTTCCGTATCGAAATATAAGCGTCTCGGCATGTTAATTATTGTTAAATTTGTTGCTGGGCGGGGATTCGAACCCCTAATCCCGAATAAGACCCAGCATACCAACCTACATAAGGTCGTCGTCCCACGGGTTCTGGCCGAAGTCTTCTTCTGCCGAAGATCCCCCGGAGAGTCGTTCTCCGTCAGCCAACTTCTGGAGGTTGTTCAGTCCGCAAGCAACACCTTTGTTGCCATTCGTGTTGAAAACGTAGAAGTTGATCGACGCCCGGCCATAGCATCCCGAGTAGAAATCCTCTTTTTCGATGATGGGGTTGAGGTTGACGTCCACGATGCCAGGACGGTTGTCCGAGTTGGCATTGACGAACATGTGCCCAGCATACTCCGGGTTGTCCGGTCTTTCGGTATCCCCGTCACGGAGAGGGTTCTTCCACGTGGGAGGAATCTTGCCGCCCAATTTGGCGATACCCTCTTTGAGAGCCGTATCGATGGCCTCCTTGACCCGAGCCAGAGTTGCCGAGTCGGTCTTCGGGATGAGGATTGATACCGAGTATTTTGCTCGGTCGGAACCCTCCATTGCACGGGGTTCCCATACGTTGGCGTAACTGAACCGGACTTTGCCGGTTACTACTTTGGTTGTTGCACTCATAGTTGTGAAGTTTAGTTATTAGAAAAATCGAGTTTTGCTTGTTCAATTCCCATTGCCGGACGCTTGTCAGACTCGGGGACGAGAGTGGGTTTGCCAGGAGCTTTGATGACGAGGTCCCCGACCAGTGAATCGAAGTCCTTTTTGAGGAGCTTCTCGATTGCCGGGATTCCGGCCAGTTTGACAACTTGGAACTGATCCGGGGTGTAGTCGCATGCGGTAAGAACTTCCTGAACTGCATTCTCATCAGTCCATTTCCGTATTGACCTTCCTTCGACTACCTTATACCCAGGGATCTTCTCGCCCGATATGGCTTTGGAGAGCAGGTGCTCAGATACAGCATTTACCCATTCTTGAAGCATGGGGACTTGCTCAAAAATCTGAGCGAGCTCCTCAGTGGTTAGGAGTTCGGGCTCTTTGAACTCGTGTTTGGCCAAGTCCAGATTGTGGTCTGCCATCTTGCGACACAAAGCTTTGACTTTACACCACCTGCACCAGTGCCCGACTTGGAGTTCCCCCTCCCCGGAGTAAGCAAGAGCTGCTTTGGGTTTCACTACCTCCTCACCCCATTTGTAGAGGTCCTCGGGGGTAATCTCCCATGACGAGATTCGCTCCTGGCGGGGCTGGACTATAGTCAACTTCACCATGTTGATGTCGTAGACCATTTCAAATTTGGACAAGGCTCCGAGAGCATACAGCATCAACTGAGCATTGTTCTCAGCGAAAACCGGCACGCCAGTGCCAAACTTGAGATCTATGATCTCCATGACCCCGTCAGCGATAATGCAAGCGTCTCCAGTGCCGAACCCTTGTTCGACCCAAGCCGAGAAATCCAGTCTCTCCTCCAGAAGAACGAGAGCGTCTTTGGTTTTCCGCAGAGCTTCCGTATATTGGTCCGTTACGTACTGGCAATAAGCCATTACGGGCTCATCCATGGCCTCAGTGTAGAGGTCACTCTTCTTCAGCTTCCGGAGTTCAGCAGACGTAACGTCAACAGGCGTTATGAGGAACCTCGCTCGGAGGTAACATTCTGCCATCTCGTGAGCCAGAGTGCCCTCTTCGGCATACTTGGAAGGCAGACCGGTTTCCTCAACTTTTTCCTCCAGTCTGGCACTGGGGGTGCAGTTGATCCACCGGTCTGCCTTTGATGCCGAAAGCATGGCGTGCTTACGAGATGAATGGTTCGGGGTTCCCATTACGCAAGGTTTTTGAGGAATTCGTAGAACGCGTCGTAGTTTCGGGCATCCAGTCCCGTCACATTCCTCGCTCCCAGTTCAGTGAGCTTTGCCCGGATAGCTTCGCGGTGATTGTCCACCTTACTTGCCAGGAGAGTCCGGATGTCCTGAATGGAGACAGCTGGGTCAGAACCCAAAGAGGAGTTCGCATCCATCGGCATGGGTTCGGGATCCTCAGTCTTTTTGGGGACTGGAGCCGGAGCCGGAGCTGGCTTCTTCACGTCCTGTGCAGGGACTGATTTCTTGACATCAGTCGTCTTAACTGTCACAGGATTTGCTCCGATAATCTGACAGATTTTGCGGACCATTTCGAGATCCTGAGTCTCTTCGAGGTTTGCCTCGAACTTAATTTCTACTTTCATTGGCTTGATGATTTTTGATTATGGTGTTCAGAAGTTCAATGTACTTGCTGAGGGGTATAGCCGGGTCATGGAGAACAGTTTCATGAAACAGGGACCCGAGGTGGAACACCTTCGTCTCTCCTGTTTTGACCGATAACTCGGCTCTGTAGTTCCCGTTTGTCAGAATACATGTCTCTCCTTTAAACTCGGAGTTCCATGCTCCTCTGTAGAGATCGTCGACAGATACATGGAGCCAAGCTGCTAAACGGGATACTTGCTCCGAATTCAACAAGGTTTTTCCGTTGAGAACCCGATTGAGAGCTGCTCGGGGAAACCGGTTATCGGGGAACAGAATTTCTGCCACTTCTTGAAGCCTGAGCCCTCTCTGTTCGATTAATTCTCTTAGATTGATAGTCATTGTGTTGTCCATGTTGTTTATCCCAAATATAATCAATTTTCCCCTGATATTGAAATTTTTTCAATCTTTTTAATGAAAAATGTTTACTTGGTGAGAAGGTAGACCACCTGAGCAATAAATATGCTCCTCCTGCTGGGGTTGACCCGGGCATATACTTCTCGTAGAGGCTCAATGGCTTTCTCAAGCTTGAGGTCCTCTCCTTTCCTCTTCAACTCCTTGAGAGCCTTATAGACCCGGGTCCTTTCCTGCCATTCCCGAACTTCGGCTTTGTCGTTCCACCAACCAGACACGGGGACAAATTTTGAGCTGAGCACATAGGCAGATTTTCCGTCCTCTGAAAACGGCTGTTGAGTGATGGCTCCCGGGGTACAGTTGGGGTTGATCTTCTTCTCGAACGAGATGGGCTCCATGTATGTAGGTCCCTCCCCGGGAAGCTTGTCCATTTTCATGTAGTGGAATCCGAACTCGTCTTCATACTTGAATACTACGTATTTCTCAATCTTTTCCATAGTTTACTGATTTACTGGCATTACCCTTATTTTGCATTTCATTCCAAAATATTGGAAGTGTTTGCCCATTGCAAAAATGTCTTTGAGCTCCGTTTCCGTGTAGGTCTCGTATACCCCTTCTATATTTATGTGGCTTACCCCATTTGACTGTGACAAAGCCCGAAACGAAGTGAATACTCCTTCTACCTGTCCTGCGTTAGTGACGATAATTACTGATTTAATTGTTCTCATAATTTTGTAGGTTTTTGTTTACACTACAAATATAATACTTCTGCGGTAAATACTACGATAAAATCAGCATTTTTTCCGTTTGTTTTGAGAAGTCCCATCATGACAATTTCGAGAGGGTTGGGTGAAGCTGGTTCTGACTGTCTTTGGTCTTCCACCAATTTCTCCCACATTGAGCCAGCTTTAAATCCGATGAATGCCAGGAGCTTCTCCTTTCTTGTGAGAGGTTTGTCGGTTTTAATGCCAAACTGGTCAAGAATAGACTGAATCCCTTCATTGACAAAATCCGACTGATTGGTAACTGATTCTCTGTGAATAACTCCGAGGAGAACCTCTCCCACATTGCTGGGGTCTTTCAGCTCCTTGGATACGATCCCGTTGTAATAGTTGTCCGATTTGGGGTCCGGGTCTGCCGGAAGGTCCCAGTTGAATTTTTCTTCCATGTTTTACTATTCGTTAATTCCATACTTACCGTAGACGTATGCTTCGCCAGTCTTGAAGCCCATGCAGACGAGAAGAGCCTCTCGTTTGGTTAAGGTGTTGTCCATGCCGGACAATTCGTTTACTACCTTGACCATCTCCAACAAGACAGAGGAAACATGACTGGTTGTTTCATCGTCAAGACTGTTAACTCGCTCCTGCATTTTGTTTATAAGCTCCACCACTTTGTCCGTTTCAACCTCGGGACCTATGAGACTGGAGAAGTAGTCATCCCTGATAGCCGGCTGTGCCGGAGTGCTCCATTCGATTTTTTTCATAATAATTGGCTTGAATTTATGTTCCCTAATGAATGATTCTACGTGTTCTATTTTCTGCTTTTTTAATTCCATTACCTGATTGAGGACTAACAGATACCCGTCCTCCGTAGTTACTACGTCCAATCTGGTTAGCTGAGGATTCATGTAAGTGGTTAACATTTCTGAAAGTTTTTCCTCCGGATGAGGTCCCGGAGCTCCTCTTCTGTGTAGCAGGTGGAGATGAACCCGTTGCTGAAATAGAGGTCGAAAGCACCCGAAGGAAGCTGGGTAACCTTAAGCCCTAAACCGTTGCTGTTAATGTAATTTGTCATTGTCTTATTCTTTTGTTTGTATCACAAATATAAGAAAAGTTTATTGAAGTAAAAAATTTTTTGATTGAAAAATGAGAAAAAAGTTGGGACCCCTATTTTGGGGGTCCCGGGAATTAAAACTGTTTGAACCCGTAGCGGTTGAGTTTGTGCTCCAGGAGCTGGAATTTCATATACCCCATGTCCAACCCGGTTCCTATCATATTTACGAACGGGATTCGGCTGGTGATGAAGACCTCCATCTCGGATCCCCCGGGGGTCCTGTACCTATTAATAAGTACGTGCTCCTCCGTGAGGGGGTCAAACCTGTCTTTTACATTGGCTGCCCATTTCCGGGTCATCCCGTTTTTCAGTAGGATGGTCCTGAGTTCCGTCATGGTGTAGCAGAAGGTGTGGACTCCGTTGTTGAAGATAAGGCTGAATGCCCATTTGAACTGCCCGGAGGAGAATTTGTTGATCTTGAGTTCGAGTCCTTGATTGTTGGTGTAGGTGATGGTTTTCATATTGTAGTTTGTTTTTGTTTGTATCACAAATATAGTACTTCTGCTGCAAATACTACGATAAAATGCTGGAAAAATAGCAGAGAAACAATAAATTTTTCATTGTTTCTCACATAAGTGATTGACACTCAATGGGTTAGGTCCTAAAATCACCCCCAGAGAAACAATGTAAACAATAATTCCTATATAACCTTTTTATAGGGGCCATTATCCTCTTTAAGAACACTATTATCCAATATTAGAACACATATTCCCTATTCAGGTTTTCCTCCTATATTATTGTTTACATTGTTTACAGGGGTCTAATTCATTGATATTCAATCGATTATGAAGAAACAATCATTGTTTATTATTGTTTCTCATTGTTTACTGCTGGTCCCTGCCACGGGGGCCAATACACTCGGCTTGGAGACACAAAAAACCCGGGCTCCCCTAAGCCCGGGACGGAGTAGTTTCCTAAAATTTCCAGCTAAAGCCGATCTCATACCCCGATCTGGTCAGCTCGAAGTCCCGCATATAGGATATATCTACTCCGAAATTCCTGTAATATATGCCTCCCCCAGCCCCAACCTGCCCGAATGAGTTAGCCGAAGCTCTCAGAAAGGGGGACCATTTCTGGGACCTCGTTTCTTTGATCTGTTCTCGGACGGGGATATACTTGTACGTAAGATGCTGGAGAGTGTTGTATTGGACTGTAGCCTCCCAGTCAAATTGGCCAATTTTGGGATCTTTGAAGAATGTTCCAGCGTATTTCCTGGTCGTATTCCAGTCCAATATTGTCCTTTTTACGCTCTCCAGAGTATCCACCTCCTTTTTGTCCTCCCCAAAACCCCCTCCATTTGTGATTTCTGGGGGTGTTTGGGGAACCTTTTCCTCCTGGCCCTTATAGATATATATCAATTTGATTGGATTCCTAAAACCCTCCCATTTTGGAACCAAATCCGGGACTTTGACCTCCCCCTGAATTGGGGGTAAATCGACGTACTTTATAACGGTCTTTTCCTCGACTGTTTTACGCCCGATTATAAAGCCTATACCTATAAGAACTATTGTGCAGAGTACTCTCTTTAGTAAGTCCATATCGTGTCCTGCGGGAGGGTTTTAGAAGCATCTACGTGGATAAAATTCCCGTCGATGCCTATCCTCCGGATCCGCAATGCAATGGCTGCCTGGAGGATCTTCATCCGATTGGGGCCCGAGGCACACCGGATGTCCACTGCCAAACCTTCTGTGTGAGCACTGTTGCCGGACCGTCCTTTGGCCTTATCGTGTTCTTTGGAACGATAAGCGCAATTGAGGACGAGGGGGATGCCTGCCTTTTCGCGGAGGTCATCCAGTAGATTGAGAAAATCCTGGTCCATGTCTTCAATGGAGCAGGACGGGTTGCATCGCTCGAATTCTTCGGGCTTAAAATACTTACTTGTCTTCATGGCATTCAAAGTCTATTTGAGTTTTCTTGCTGACCGATCTCTCCATGTATGACCGGAGAGCTCTGAATATAGGGTGATTCGAAATGATTGCGGAGTTCTCCAGAAAGCTCCAAAACTCAGTCCCGACCACAAAAGCAGCGAAGAAGTTGGCAAGGTTGAGACCCCCCAAGTTCGGGAGGACATGCACGTCAAGCATGTAGGCCATGCCAATACCGATAATGCTGAGCCCCAACTTCCAACACGTGTCCCACATTTTCTCGCTTTTGAACACATATTTTTGATGGGCTCGTTTGTGGCGCTTGTAGTCAGCAATATTTCCAGTTATGAAGTCGACTATAATGGCAATACAGACACAGAGGATAAGGCCCTGGACCGGAGCTAAAAACCCCCAAAACCCTACAATGCTCCCGCATATCCATTTTCCCGCTCTCATGACTTCCTCCTCCATATCTGTTAAACTTATAATTTATTACGTCCTATAATCATTTTACGAGACGGGGACTCCTTGTATTCAGTACACGGAGTCAGTAACCGCAGAGCTTTAAGGTGATTTATAGCCTTCTCGAGGTAGGCTTCCCCGATGTTCCGTGCTTCGTTCGAGCTACGGATGATGATGTTGTCTTCTACTCGAGTGCTGAATTCGCCATCTTTGTACCTCACCCCGAATGCAGTGGGGTTGATTGGATTGTTGACGATGAATCGGGAATACGCAATGTATGCAATGGCGATCTTGAGTCCTTCGCTTCGACCATCCCCGGAACAGCCACCATCATAATACCCTCCTTCCATGGCAGCAGTATATTGATCTTTTGTAATGGTTACGTCCCCGTATTGGAAAGGACCGGAGCCAGAAAAGTCTGTCTCGTCGAGCCATCTGTAGAGGTTGGCTCCTATGGCATCCACCAGTCTGAGGGTCTCAGCCTCCCGGATATACGGCTCCAGTCTGGCCGGATCGTTGATGTTCTCGGCTATCGGCCGAACATTCCGAAGGTCGTTAGAGTTGAGTATCATCGGGCATGAGTTTTATAATCTCCTCGTCGTAAAGCCCATAAATGAGCTTGAGCATGTTTCTCTTCTGAACAGTGGAGAGCATCTGGTCCCGGATAATCTCCAGTACCTGAGTCATGTTGTCCTTGCCAATTCTGTCTGCTATAGACTCGCCGGCATTGTAAGTGAGAGACTGAATAGCGAAGTCGGGATTTTCCAAAGGAGCCCACCAGTACTCAAAGATCGATACGAAAGTCTCCTCCAGCTGCTGACGCTCCCGGACTGTAACAGAGTTGTAGTACTTGTAGGCATTGGTCATGAGATCAGCCCCAAAGTTAGCCCCCACGTCAACAGCTCGAAGAATAGGAGGCTGCTTGAAGGCTTGACCAATGTTCTCCGGGATGACTCTCTGCGTTACTTCGAATGCTTTGTCATAGTTCTCCCCGGAGAACCTTATGAACTGGGGCACCTCATCTTTGGACTTGCACTGTATGTACCACAGTTGAGAAGTGTTCTCGTCTCCTTGAAACTTGTTGAGCTCTTTCTGGGTCTCATTGACTTGGGACTGATCTTGAGTCTCGTCCTTGATGTCTACCAAGATCCCAGCTGACAAGAAGTTGGAGCATGCGTTTCGACCGGCTACATTGGCAAGTGCTTCCTCAGTTCTCATGTCTGTCATCTCCGCGATGAAGATGGGGACCGGGTAAGAGGGACTGCCTTCAGAGTCTCCGGAAAAGTAGAGGATCTGGCCATTGTAGTTGTCCCATCCGCCAGCTTCTTCTACCTGGTTCAGGATAACCTCAGGATCCGGGTTGAAGAGGTGAAACCACTCAATGTCAGACGGCGACCACCGGGACCTCGTCTTGTCTCGGTGACCCCAATCCGGATGGTATGCCGTCCGGCCAATAAACCCATTGTCGTCCGCCTTCTCCAGTCGGAGAGACTCGAACGGAATGTGGTGGATCGAACTGACGCGGAAGTTCATATTGTAGTTAACATGGATGGCGAACCCATGCCATAACGTGAAGTCTCTGCATACCATGCGGAGGATCTTGTCAAGCTTCTCCCCTTCTTTGTTGACCCGCAATTTGTAGATACCCGGATCTTTGAACCCGTGACCGTATACGAAGTCATTGTATATGCTCAAGCAGGCATTGCCGGTCTTTGAAGCCTGAACAATCTCGCTGACTGTCTGTGGAAAGTCGTTGGTATCTCCGTATGTTTGGATGCCATATTGTCTCCAGTCCCGGGATTCGAACTGAGGAGCTGATTTGATCTGTGCAACTTTCATACTGGCGTAATTTTAATAGTAGGAGGGACGGGAAGCGACCCCGTCCTATTACCAGTCCTATTTGGACCCTCCTTTTTTGGCCCCCTTCTTGGGAGCCTCTGAAACGGGATTGACTATCCGGTTGTAAGCCTCTTCGATCTCCCCGGCAGACATTTGCGAGTCTGCATAGGCTTCTTTGATGGCTTCCAGATCCATCCCGGCGTCGACGAACTCCTTCACCTCGGCGTCGATGTCGGCGGGCTTCTCCTCGGTCTTCTCCTCGGTCTTCTCCTCGGTCTTCTCCTCGGTCTTCTCC